ACTAGACGAATATTCTTTTCTCTAGCAGCCTCTATCATTGCTTCATGGACAAGAATTAATGCTTTTACAGCAGAATATCCAGATAAGCTACAATGGTAATATAATTGATACAATACTTTTTCTCTAGAATGCAGATATGGCCTAATTGCTTTTGCAGCTATCCAACCAACTAGTTCATCATTGTATTTAACAATCCTGAAGAAATCACCACGTTTAGCAAGAGCTATCAGGTTTTCCCTACAGTAAACTTCATCTATTCCGATTTCATCTAATTCATAATGACTAAATAATTCTAACGAAATATCTAGGCATTTATCGATTTCTTCTAATGTTCTTATTTTATCTATTAATATCATATATAATATATTACCTAGGGGAGCCTAGGATCTCTCTTTAGCGTCCCCTGGTAAACTGATTAATTAGGCTTGGTTGGCCAAGTAACATTTAAAGGATATCCTGATTGACTAGTAATATCTCTAAGTTCTTGGCGATACACTGCCCAAGCTGTTTGTTTTTCTGTACTTAATGGATTATTTGGGAGTTGAGTCCAATCTGTATTAACTAAAAAATTTCTTCTTTTTGTCAATACATCATTTGTAATCCGCTTAATATCTTCAGACCAAGTTTTAGTCTCATAGTCAAATAAAGGATATGTATAATTATGAGATGGAAAAGTAACAGGTACTCCATCATCAATATAATACTCTGTCCCGCTATAATCACCTTCAATATAACTATGTAGAGGATTTAAGGCTTGTTGTGTAATATCAGGACAATCTCTGACACTAATAATTTGACCTGTTGTAGAGTCGTAAATTGTAAATTTCATCGTTTTAATTCCGTAACATTAAGTAGCGGAAAATTTATTCCTGCTAAAGTTGTAAGTTGATAGTTTGCATCAAATCCAGGATTTTGCATTTGAAACTCATAATTATAATTACCAGGAGCTAGATTTTTATCTGCAAAATTAATATTTGGTTCTCCACCTGGTTTATGGTACAAAACAACACCATTGCGAACTAACCTAAAAGCAGGAGCATAAGCATAAGTACCGTTCTCATCACCATAAATACCAACAACTCTATCTCCAGTGCATGTGATAAGTAATGTCCCACCTGTATTTGTTATATAAGCTGAAACATTAGCAACGGGTTGCCACGTATTACCATGGCTAACTAAAAGATACTTAATACCATTAAAACTATCAATAAGAGTATTTGAAACCGCATTTAAATTAATGTTACCTGTAGCAACTACATTACCATTTAAAGTTAAAGTATTACCATTAAAGGAGATATTTGTATTTGATGTACCAGGACCTCCAATACCTAAGGCAAAAGTACCATTGCTATTTAATTTAGCACCTGATCCAGTCATTGAATTATTAGATACAACAGGAGAAGTACCTACCTGCAGAGAATTTGTAAATATGGTATCACTATTAATTTTATCAGCAGTAATTGTATTAGCCGCAATCTTACTTGCATCAATAGTTCCAGCACCAATATTTCCAGCAGTTAATATACCAACCTGAGCCGTACCTATAGCTGCGCCTGAAATGTATGTAGAGACATTAGCGCTTGTAATTGTGTTTAAAGTGGCAAAACCACCGGCACCAAGAGTACCTAATGTTATATTACTATTTAATATACCAGCAGGAGCATTTACTAAGTCTGTTCTAACAGCGCCTAAACCACCAGCGGTAACTGTGCCACCACCAGCACCATATAAAGTACCATCTGAACCAATTGAAATAGCACTATTAGCCACTGCCGTACCATTTCCAGTTCCAATACCATTAATGGTGTTCCCTGAAACACTAATTGCAGAATTAGCTACTGCAGTATTATTTCCAGTTCCAATACCAGTAATATTACCTCCAGACACAGCAATTGCACTGTTAGCTACTACCGTACCTGTACCAGTACCAATACCTGAGAGTGCTCCATTAACAATATTAATTTCATTATTAGCTACTACTGTTCCAGTACCTGTACCAATACCATTAATTGAGCCACTAGAAATAGTAATAGCTGAATTAGCAACTAATGTCCCAGTACCTGTGCCAATACCACTAATAGCACCACCTGAAATAGTAATTTGGCTATTTGCAACAGCGGTGCCTGCACCAGTAGAGGTACCACGGATTATACCTGAAGCATCTACAGATGTATTATTGGCTGCTAAGACCCAGCTACCAGAAATTTTCTGATATAACTGGAAAATATCTGTTGCATAAAAGATATCACCATCTGCACCAGTAGGTCTACTTGCAATTGCACCTTGTGTGAATATATTTTTAGTTGCATCTAATGCACCTGAATAACCAAGACCACTGATTGTTACTGAACCACCGCCAGCATTATTAAGTGTACCATTACTACTTAAGCTGATATTACTATTCAATATTCCAGCAGGTGCATTACCTAAGCTAGTTTGTACTGCACTAATACCAGCAGCTGTGACTGTACCTGATGCAACAGGTCCACCAGAAACGCTTAATGTACCATTAGAATTGAGAGTTAGCCCAATATTATTATTTAAAATACCAGCAGGTGCATTACCTAAGCTAGTTTGTACTGCACTAATACCAGCAGCTGTGACTGTACCTCCACCTGCTCCAGACAAACTACCATTTGATGCAATAGATATATTACTATTTAACCATCCTGATGAAGCTGTAATTCTTGAATAATCAAGATTAGTTCCTGAACCAAAGATTACATTTCCTGCTGAATCCTTAATAGTAAGATTACGAGTATCAATGTTACTTGGCACTACAACTTGACCATTAAGTGTTATAACACTACCGTTATAAGTAATATTATTAGTAGTATTACCAACGGCAAACTGACCATTCGAGTATACAACTGCACCAGCACCAGTCATTGTTGTATTACTGATTTCAGCAGTACTTGACTTGATTGTACCAGATACTGTTAAGTTACCTGTGTTAGTTGTGATAGCAGATAAGCTACCTACTTTTAAAGCAGACAAATAAGGTACATTCCAAATAGTATTTCCAGTAGTAGGACTATAAATACCATCGGATTGATAAACAGACTCCCCGGCAGTAATTGCGGGTGGACTTGCTTGCCAAACCGTACCACTACCCCACGATCCATTTGGAGGATAAGAGGTAGACCCACTAGTTGTAATAAACTCTGGAGTACTAGCTAGGTTAGCTAATGTTGTCTTTGTATAAGAGATACGAGCAGAATTACCCTGAGGTCCTGGGACTGTTGATTGTTGTCCATCTATACCTGAGTAACTCATAGCAACTATACTAGCATTAGTCCAATTAATTTGAGTGCTTGTAGTAGTTGCACTATCTGAAATATTTACACTTGCAGCCCATAATGTAAATCCCTGACCAGGAGGATTCTGTATTGTTGAATACCAGTCCGTAGGTACATTATCAAATGAAGAACTTAACCAAGTATATGTAGACACTCCAACTGGTCCTGCGGGTAAAGATGCTGCCCATCGATAAACTGTAGGTCTAGCTACTTGTAGTCCAGGAAGTCCTGTCGCACCATTTGATGTAATTGATGCTACAGTAAATCCACTTGACCAATTTACAACTGTATCGGTTGTACCGCCAGCAGCTGTAACTGCCTTTGTAGCAGTCCAAAGTTGAATATTTGAAGTTCCTGGATTTGGAGGAATATAAGGTAACCAATTATTACTACCTGAATAAACAGAATTTAATCCTGTACTCCAAGTGTATGTGGAGGTATTGTTTGGGTTTCCAGGCTGAGTTGGAGACCATTGGTACAAGGTAGCTATAGCATATTGAGTACCTGGAGCTCCAGGATTTCCCGGATCTCCTTTCTCTCCAACCCCAGTTGCACCAGTTATTGATTTTGATAAAGTAATTTCTTTTTGAAATGAAAAATCACCAACATTTATAGATATAAAAATCTCTGCATACGAGCTACTAATTGCAGTTATAGTAACTACACCTTGAGAAATAGTAGCGCTACAGCCTATCGGGTTAATATAGTATGTAAGTTCTGCTGGATCTAATATGTTCAAACCTCTGTAAAGATAAACATTTACAGTTTTAGGTAATTGACCAGCTAATGGAACTCCATCTTTATCACAAGTGAAGGTTAAAGAGTCATTTGTTAATACTATTGTATAGGGCAAAACTGTTTCTGCAGGTATAAACTCTATGAGAGCAGTTGTTGCCATGTTAGACAGCCTACCCGCCTTAGATAAAGCTCTTACACCAAAGATTGTTTTTGTTATTGTTAGAGGTGGAAGATTAAAGCTAGTATCTGTAGTTCTACCTAATTCAGTCCATATAATCTGGTTATTTACATCTATATTTCCTGGGATATAGTAATAAGTAATATAGGTGTCTAATGCACTTGTGTCTACTCCGTTCCAAGTTAATTTTCCTGAAGAGTTTAAGATTTCAGTTTCTTGCTGAGTGTACACTAAACTTGTAGGAGTACCAAATACAAAGTTATAAACATTAGGTGCTCTGATGTATTCGTTATCATTTACATTCCAAGCTAATTGTGTAGAATCAAATCTTGTTGCGTTTACTTCACATACAGACTCTTCTGTAATTTTTACTTCATTAACACGAAGATAAAGCTCGCCATCTAAACCTAAATTTAATGTTTCACTATTTAGCCTAATAAAATCACCTGGCTCTAAAAACTTATCTTTGATAACATATTTAAATTGAATACCAAAAGCAGTTCTACTTACTCTAACAAGTTCTTCAGCTTTTGCTAGTGCATGATAGTAGTCTGTTACACCATCAGCAAATATATCAGTTTCTAAGTCAATACCATTATCATCTGCTTTCATTTGATTAAACACAGATGCGTCATTGACAACTGTTAAAAAGCCAGTGTAATTTTCCGAACGAGTGGTCCAATAAATAAAAGAGCCTTTGCTAATCTTAGCAGCAACACCTTTATTACCTACATTGTCATCATTACCTTGAATTCTTATACGATACTCTGTATTAGCAGTTAAATTAAATGTTCCTGTATTTACGGTCTGATAATTATAATTGCTTCCTGAAAATACAGGAGAACCTCCTGCAGTTGTTATTGTAATTATTGCACTGTTATCGCCAGTATACTCAATATTAAATGTACCAGTTTCTTTTACAAAGAATTTCCATGTTTGGTCAAAAGAAGAACCTGTACCAGACCATACCGCATATTTCTTAAGTAAATTGCCACCAGCATTATCTGGCCAACCATCATCTTCTGCTACTGGGTACTTAAATCCACCGATACCCCTTAATGAAGTACCAGAAACTTTTGGAGGCCAAGATACTGTATCTTCCTTAAAGTTTTCAGATTCATTATGGAATCTTACAATACATTGGTTTAGTCTCTCGCTAGAGCTTGGCCAATTAATTGTAACAGTATTGTCTAATACTAAATCTTCATCTGTTAGATCTGCAGAAAGAACAATTGCAGCATTATTATTTGGATACTGTAAATTGAGCTTATATTTACCAGCAGACCAAATAAGTCTTGCATCACCCATAGTAGCTAAAATAGCCTCTACGTTTTCTCTGAGAGGCTTTTGTGTGTCGATAATAGCATTACACTCATAAAGCTTAACATCTCTAGTTACTGAAGTAGGAGTAATGCCTTCTGCACCAGTGCTCCCATTAGTTGGGAAATAAATTTTGCCACCAACAGTAGCATCTTGTAATACAACCTGATCACATACAGTTTTAGCATTATAGAAAGACTCTAAGTCAATCAATGAAATATCAATATTTTTACCAGAAGTAGTATCTAGCAAGTAGTCTAATAAACACAAAGCAGGGTTATTAGAATATGCTCTTAATGGATCTACTGAATAACTGTAATTTCCAACAGTACCTGACCTAATGATATTCTTTACTTTCTTACCCTCAATAAAGAATTGTAACATTGGTACAGCATTAAAAGTTGGATCATCTCTATCTAGTTTTATAACTACTGAGGCATATGCAAGTCCAAGTCCATTTTTTACTTGTGTAAAGATTGAGTTAACTCTTTCAGGATGATTAGCAGCCATAATAGTATCTGCAACTGCAGAATCGCCATAGTGTAAATCAATACGAGTTCCTGACTTTAGTTTAGTTTCTGTATAAATGTTTGGATTTTCAGCATCACCGTTATCGTATGTAATAGTAGTTGATGAATTTAGGTCTGGATCATCTGAGTAACGAGACTCATCATAAACAACATCATAGACATTGCTAATTGGACCTTGGCATAAAGCCTGTTGGAAGAATAAGAATTCATTCTTTTCTCCATTAATACTATTATTGAAACCTGAACTAACAATTGCTTTATCACTATTTGGTGTCGTATAAACGTAATTACTTGCTGTGTTGTGGTATGCTCTAACACCACCAATTTTTGCTCTACCATAAACAATTGGTAAAGTCACTCCTTCGCCTTCAATTACAAGTTCAAAACCTTTTCTAGCTTCAGCTGCTGCTTGTGCAGCCTTTCGCATCTTTCTAGCTTGTGTAACTTGATAAGCAATTGAAGCGGCTGTGATGTAGGGTGCTGCTTGAGCTAGGATAGAACCTATAAACTTTGCAGCTGCAATAAACTCTGCCATTATACTTTCCCCCACTTAAGTTGTAAGATACCTGAACCCTCATAGATTTGATCAAAAGCAGTATCTGAAGAATCTCTTGTTGATGCAGCATCTTTAGTTGTATAAAAAGCTTTTACTAAGTCAAGATCATTCATTGGGCTTGAACAGCCAACATTTAAAAGAACTTCACCTATTTCTGCAGTATTAATAGCATAATCACTTGAGTCAATATTTCCACGATACACTGTAATTACATTTTCTGCATCTAACTCTGGTTGTTTAGTTGTTTGATTGACAAAGCCTATTTTAACGTCTACAAGCTTTCCTATTAATCCTGAATCAATTGTAGCCCCAAAAGTAAAATTGGGGTCTGCAAAACTAATTTTAAAAATTTCTCTATCAACTGTAGAGGATAATTTGGGAGCATCAATGCTTACAATTTTACCATCACTTAAATATGTGGCAATAGGTGTTGCACCATTCATTGTAGTAACATCTCTAAAAAATGTAGTAGACTTATAAGAAACACTTTCAGACATTATTACCTCTACCAAGTAAAATGCTTCTACTAGCGGTTGTGCTAGTATATCTTGAACTGTTTGACTAAACTTTATCATAACTTCTCCAATAACCTTATCTCTCCAGTGTCCATTAAAACACCATCACTATATACCATACCTGTTACTACGTCTGTGTCATATAAACATTGCATTTGCACATCATCACTATATGTCATTGTACCGGTTGCATTTGATACAAGAGCAGGAAATAATGTTAATACACCATTACCTACTAAATTAGAGGTAGTCATATATACCTTAGAATGATTTGAAAACTTTACAAATGTGCCCTTTGGCAATAAGCCAGAAAGACCACTTGAAATAACAACTTGACTCTGTCCAGCTACACCAGAAACTACAGGAGTTCCAGTGGCTGTTTTAACCATCTTAGCTCCATAATTTTGGGGCACAATTATTGTCACTGTTTCAGAATAACCCTTAGTCACTAAATTAACCATTAGGTCCTGAGCATCAGTCGTAAGAGGCTCAAGGCCAGCATTGATTTCCCAACGTTGAGCACTCCTACGGCTAATAAATCGTTTTAGTGATAGGGTATCTGAAACGAAGACTGGCTGATTGCTTTTAATTGTTAGCGGTGCTGTAAACTTAGCAATCACCTCTCCATTTTCATAGATACCATA